TGAGGCTGGTGCTGTCAGTCAGCACCTCGAAATCGCCGGAAAGGTTGGCTTTCCAGAAGGGAACGTTGATGAAATCACCGCCCTCGGTGGCATTCAGCTCCGCCAGAGGCTGCACCACACCGGAAGCCAGGAAGGCATCGCGCTGAGTGGTTTGCTCAATGACGTAAGGCGTAAATACCTCGGGGATGATGATGTCAGAGCGAAGGGTCGCCACGACTAATCCTCAAAAAGGGTTTACGGATGTGGGCGCAGCCCCAGGCTCTATGTGGCGCAGCCATCACGAGCAGACACTCAAATACTAACGGTTAGCTGCAGCTTTCATCCGCTCATATAGGTCGCGGTCTGTACGGAATAGCCGCGACTGCTCTGTGAGGTTGAAGCTATCGCGGCTGAATGGATTGCTCATGCCAGCCGGAATGGTGCCATTGCTGCCGCCGGTTGGTGCGCCGCTGCCTTGTGGCTTGGGTTGCTTCTGCATCCATGCCGGCAGTGTCTTGGCCCATTCAGCAACGGGCTTGCGTTCGTAGCCGTCCACAACGACCACGGTGCCGTCGGCTTCGCGCTGGATTGCATCAGGCGACAGCTTGGTCTTCAGCACAAGATCAGGATCATGCACGATGTCAGCCAGTGCCGTGACCGCAGGCGTAACAAGCTCTAGTTCCCGGACGCGGGCTTCAAGTGTTGCGATGCGCTGGTCCTTTTCAGCCGTCGCCTCACGGAACTGCTGCTCCAAAGCTTGTCGTGCCTCTTGGTATTTGCCTTGTGATTCGAGCTGCTGCTGCTCGTAGTTGCGCTTGAATTCCAGCAATTCATCGACATTGACCCCATCAGGCGTCTTGGATTTCTTTGCTGCACGCAGCTCAGCAATCAACTCTTGATTCTTGCGCTCTAGTGCTTCTACGCTGCGCTGCAACGCTTCAGCTTCAACCCCAGTAGTCGCAGACTCTTGGGTTTTTTGTTCATCAGACATGGATAAGCCGCAGGCTTAATTACACCTCTACGTTACCACTTCTCTTTATCTGCCCACCACGCAGCAGACATCTTGCCCTTAGCGATATTGCTGGCGTGACGCGCCTTGAACGACGCCCGTCGCGCTTTGGCCGCGGCAGATTCACCTTGCTTCGCTGGGCTGCCGCTGACGCCTTGCTGCCCAAAACGGATCAGCTTTACCTTGTCGCCTTCTTTGGCGAGCACCGCGTGCGATTTGTTCGGATGCTTTGGCGTCCGCTTCGGCTTGTTGTAGCCGTCAAACTGCTCGCCGCGGTAGGTGATCATGGCGCCATTGGCCGTCGCTGGACTAGGCTAGCCGCATGGAAATTATCGCATCGGACCCAGACGGGCTTGGATCACGAGCTATTCGCAATGCGTTGAAGCGGATCATTGATGTCGACGAAGACGGCAACGAAGTGTGCTTATTTGCTGCCGTTGGCAACATGCACCTGTCAAGAGTTATCGCCATCGCTCAAGATGAGGATGGCGATTTGGTGTTCATCACCGATTTTTCCCAAGAGATTATGGAAAGCTTGGGAACTTGGGATGAATTCGCAAGCTAATTAACGCCCGCGCTTTTTGATCATCGTTGCGAGGCTGCGCTTGGCACCAGCGGCTTTGCGGTTGTCTGCCGCAGAACGGAACGGCGAGGACTGACGAGCGCGGCCGCTTAGCTCCTTGTAGCGAGTTTTAGCAGCACTCACCGGAGCCTTGCTCATTTTCTTGGTGCCTTTAGAGGCAGCCTTAGAGCGTGATTTTCCAGCCTGAGCAGCGCTGGCCTTCATGCCAGCACGAGTGCCTGCACCTGCACCGGTGCCTTTTGTTTTCAAGCCTTTTGTACTGGTGGCTCGAAGTCCGCCGGCGCGTTGCTGAGCGGCTTTTTGACCAGAAAAGCCTTGCGCCTTGACGCGACCGCCGATGGCAGTTGTGCCTTTAGCTTTTAATTCTTTAGAGCGAGCAGTGTTAGCGGAGCGCGTAGAGCCGGATTTGGATTTACCGCCGCCGCCGCCGCCGCCGCCGCCGCCGCCAGCAAAGCGCCCTCTGGAGTCACGTTTGTAGGTACGGGCCATTGGCTTTTATGAATTCATAATCGCATTCTAGCCGTGCTGATTATTTCTTTTTTTTCGCAGTCTTAGCAGCCGCCTTGAATGCAGCAGCGGATGGCCTGCCCGCTTCGCCTTTGCGTGCCATACGCTCCTTGCTGCCGGCCGCAATGCGCTTGCGTTTAGCGGCGATCGCATCGTACAGGCCGGGATCCCCTGGTTTCTTGCGTGCCATTTGAGCAGCTACTCCTTGCAAAAGTCTACGCCTAATTCTCCGTTGTCATCTCCAAGATGACCGACCACCGCACGGCAAACAGAATAAAAAAGTTCTCCAGGGAAATTGCTTTTCATTTTATTTACGATGTTGCATACTAAAACTGTATTTTCTGCCGTATATCCTTGCTCGCTGTCAATTCGTTCTATTGAAACACTAGTAGGAAAATTAGGCTGGGTTGTCATGACCCACCCGGTATAAACGCATATTCCGCCTTGCGCCTTCCAGGCGTTTTGAAGATCTTCAGATGTTATTGAGCATATATGGTTTCTCTTCTTAGCGCTCTTGCGGCACGAAGCCAAAAAAGTTGGAATGCGGCCATCAAATGAACTATATTTTTTCTCTCTAGAGCGGTCATTTCCTTTTTTGCAGCACTGTTTGCACCAAGAATGAAAGCCATCTTTGGTTTGCTTATGCTTAAAAAATTCCGTAATGGATAATTTTGATGCGCATTTTGCGCAGATTTTTTCTTGTGTTTCTGGATAAAACCACGCACGCTTGGTGCTATTTGAGTATTTTGAGCGTTCGGGGCCGATCATGAAGGGCTTTATTGCTGACTGCTAGCAGTCTAGCGTAAAGCCCTAGCACGGCTCCATCACTTCTTACCCTTGCGTGACTTGCCGGCTTTTGCGAGCGCGATTGCCACCGCTTGCTTTTGCGGCTTGCCTTTTTTCATCTCGGTTTTGATGTTGGCTGATACTGCAGCCTGCGACTTGCCCCGCTTCAGTGGCATCGCGCCATTCCTCAATACCTGTTAACAGTGTAGAGCCGTCTGCTGTTGCCCAGCCCTTGTCGGTGTAGATAGCTGGCACCCATGCCTCGCCATGCAGGGCTTCAACTGGATCAGAGCTAACAAAAAAGATGCCGCGATTCTCAAAATGCCGCAGGCTAGGCAGGTCCATATCGTGCGCGAAGCTGATCCAAGGTTAGCTCTGAGCCGTCATCACGAACTAACTTGGCGATGGCATCAGTCGGCCCGTATTTGTCGGCAAGCCGGTTGAAATACGGCACTTTGTTGGCGCCCAATGCCTTGGCCTTGGTTTCAAGATCTTGCTTTGCCAGCCACTGCCCGTAGGTTTGATCCGCCGGCACCTGGCCACCTGCCGATGCACGCTTTGCCGGTGGTGGTGGGATGAAACCTAGCTCGTCGTAGTCAATCACCGGCACTGTCGTGCTGCGGCAGTTGAAGTGCTGCGGCGGAGTCGGACCCTTGCCATATTCAAACTCGCGGCCATCCAATGCACGGCAAATGCTGCTGGTGCGGGTATCCAGTGTTGCCACATAGCGATACTTTTTAGTGACGTCTTGATTGGCTTCATATACCTGCTGACTAGCTGCATTGGCTACTTGGTTGATGCTGGTGCGCACAAGGCTAACGATCTGATTGTCGGCAACCGCTGTTGCTTGGCCGCCTGCTGCAACTAGCTGCTTCACGGTTTTGGCCTCTTCGCCAAATTCAAGGTTTCCGATCAGCCGCTTGGCAATGGCTGGCGTCGGCTCACCAGTCAGCAAGCCTTGCCGCACGACTTGCGAGAACCGCTCAGCTTGATCCACGGCAATGCCGCGGAATGCTTTGGTAACCACTTCACCATTGGGCAACGTGATCGTGGCGCCTTGCGCTGCGGTGAGGCTGAACGTCGCCGGTGCACCTTGCACGGCAGCAAACAGATCATCACTAAGCGCCACCACATTGATCTGCGTTGGATCAGTGGTGACCACTGACTGCGCAAATTGCGGGCTGATCTCCACGGTGCGAACTGCATCACGTGCACCTGCTGGCAATGCACGCCGCAGTTGATCGGTCACAAACTCAGATTGCAGCTCTGCAATGCCTTGCAGCTCTAATGCTGTCA